CCTTCGCCAGCTCTAACACGTCGTCTATGTCCTGATTGCCCAGGCCGAAGACCGGGCGCGCCGGCATCCGCGTAGTTCCGGTCTGCAGATAGGACGGGTAAGGCTCGCCTAGCAGTGACGCGATTTCTGCGAACTGCTGGCCGTAGGTCGCCGGACCGATCGAGTTAAAGAACGTGTCCATTACCCGCAATTTGTGCGCGGACCCGCGCGGGCTGCCGTTGTATACCTTTTTGCGTTGTGTACTTTCCGCCAGCTCTGGCCACTCGATACCATCCGGCGCGGCTTCGTCACGGAAGACGCGCGCCTTGATGCCGTCGAGCATTTGCGCAATCTGCGCCATGAGCGGCGACAGGTCGCTAGATTTTTGAATCAGCTCCGCGAAAACGGCGTCGACGCGCGACGTGTCTAGCTCGACCTCTACAAAAATGTCGGCCATGGGGTTAGCTGGCGCCCTTGCCGCTCGACACGGGCACGCCCGGCAGGTTTTGCGCGTCACTCTGTTGCACGGGCTGCACGCCCCGCTGCATTTCGCCCGGCGGGATTTTCTCGTAGCCCTCGCCGTACGTCGCCTGCACCTGCTCGATTGTCGGGCGATAGCCGACAGACGTAAGCCGCTGGTCGCGCTCGGACAACAGGTTAAGGTCGGTCGGTTCCTCGACCACGCGTGCAAGGCGCGGCAACGCGGCGGTCGGGAAGTTGACGCCGATCAGCCACGCTACCGGGCCGCTGTTGAACTGGTCGCAAAACCCGTTCGCGTCATCCTCGACGATATCCTGTCGCACGGCGAAGTGCACTTGACCCTGGGCGCGGCTGCTGCCCTGCTGCGTCGTGAGCGATTGCCCAATGATCGCCTTCGCTATGCCTTCGTCAAAGTACGTTTCGAGCGCTTTGTAATCGCCGGACCCGCTACGCGTCGCCTGCAACAGCTCGACTTTCATGGAGTCGGGTACGGTGATTCCCGCATCGGTCGACACGGCACCAACCGCTGCGAGCAGGTTTGCGCGATCCGCGTCCGTGGCGCCTGCCGCGGGAAACGTGCCGATCGCCGTAGGCGCTCCAAACTTCTCCGCGAAAATCATCCAATACTTGATCGCGTTGCGCTTGAGCTTGACGAGCCAGTAGCACCAGTGCGCCAAACCCTTGCCGTAGGGCTGGTCGTCGAACTCGGCGCCGTGCGAGTAGGCCCAAAAGTACGGCGCGTCGGCCGGCTCGCCCTTCGACATAGATTGCATGGTGCGCAGGCGCAAGCTACCGTCCGCCAGGAACAGGAAGCGGCGCGGATTGCGTACCTTCATGTCTTTCCATTCGAGGTACTTTTTGCCGGGCTCGTACATGACCTCGCACGCCATGAATCCGTAGAACACGGCGAGCAGCATTTGCTTTGTAAATTTGTTGATGCCGATTTTTTCGAGCTGACCGTGCAGAAATTCGGCCGCGAGCTTGTCGATTGCTCGATCGCCGCCCGGCTCGACGGTCCACGGCGACGACACGACGGCGCTTATGCGCTGCTCCAAGCACGCTTTTACCTGCTCGTCGCGCAGGATTTCCGTGTAAGTGCGCAGGTCGTTGCCGCCCTGGTACAGCAAAATAAAGTCGTCCGTATACGCGGGCTGGTCTTCGAGCAAGTAGCCGCGCGTAACGTCCTTGATGCCGTACGAAACGGCAATTTCAGGACCGGGCCGCGGTTTCGGCACGTCATCGCCAACCGTATCCGTCGCCGGCAGTGCTTTTGCGTCTTGGTTCGTTGTGTTCATTGTGCGAAACCGCCCATTGTGGAATTGTTGCGAACAGTGCCCCATCCCGAAGCGCTAACAAGGATGGCTGCGGATTTTTCTGGCGCCGAGTCGCGCGCGCCGGTTGTGCCGATGATTGCCGGCGCTGCGTTCGGCAACAGGCTATGTGCGATCTGCTCGGCGTCTACCATGTCGTCATGGCCTTTGCCGTCGCCGTTGAACGCGAGCAATTCGTCTTCAAACACCGAGTATTTCAACTCGTGCGCGTGGTAAATGACGGCGTGCTCATAGCGCACGGATATCGACGTGAAGCGCGTCACCTTGTCTTTGTCGGGCGTCACGGGGCGCACGGGCAGCGACGTAGTGACAAGCGCGTACTCGACCGCGGCCGCCTGGAACTGCACGGCCTCGATACCGATAATCTGCGGCGCCCACTTCTCTGCCATGGACTGCCACAGCTCGACGCCCTTAAAGAACCCGCCGCGGCATCGCGAGTAGTCGAGCACGCACGTGCGCTGCTGCCCGAAGCGCTCGCGGCCGATCACGACGCAGGCCGTGTAGTCGGCCGTCGTCTTTTTGCTTATGGCGAGGTCGACGCCCATTGTGATAATCCAATCACGGGCGAGCGCGGCCTTGTCCTCGTGATCCGGCCGCGCCATGTAGCGCAGGTGTTCGCGCTTCACCAGCTCGCCGCCGGGCTCTACAAACTGGCCGCCGATTTCCTGCGGGCGCTCAAGGTCCGAAATCTGCGCGGCCAGTGCTTCGACCGTCGACCGCCGCAAAAACGGGTTGTCGTAGGTCGTGAAGCGGTGCATATGGTGATCCGGCTCGCCGCGCTCGGCCTTGTCGCACAGCTCTTTGAACAAGCGGCCGACGCCTTGCCGTAGCTTCGGCGTGCCGGCGGCGATAAGCTGGCTGTCGGCAAAGTCCATGAGCATTGGCAAGACGGCATTTGTATACAAATACTCGTCGTCAAGGATTATGCCGGCCTCGTTCAAGAAAATGACGCGATAGCCGAACCCTTCCCAATTCTCCGGCCGGTCGGCGCTGCGGAAGTCCGTATAGCCGCCCTTGTCGCCGACCTTCAAGCACGAGTCCTGCGCGTTCCACGAGTACCAAATGCGGTTTTTCTTGAGCGCCGGAATAAAGTACCGCTCGACGTAGCGCTTAATGTTCGCGTGCGTTGTGTCGCCCCACAAACACGGCCAGCCTTCGAGCATGAACTCTATAAACGCGTGCGCGCCGCCGCGTGTCGCGCCCAGGCGGCGGCCCTTCGGAAAGAACCGGAAGCGCCCGAGCGCTGCGCTTTCAAAGAAAATATGCGACTGCGCAGCGCTGTAGGTGAAAAGTACGGTTGTGCTATTCGGCGTCGGCGTTGACATGGACAATCCGCCGCTCTATGACGATCTTGCGCACTTCCTCGTGCCGCTCCGTGTGCTCTGATACGGTCTTGTCGATCATGCCGCCGAGTGACTTCGCGAGCGCTTCGGCCGCGCGCAGGCGGTCCGATGCGTCAGGCGTCAGGAAGCCTTGCACGGCCTTGCCGTCGTCGTCGACGCGCACGTACGGCACGGCGCCGCGTATGTAGTGCGTCCACAGCTCGCGCACTTCCTGCAGCGTCGCGATTTTGTCGCTTTCCAGCTTTTCGCGAAGCTCGGCGATGTACGCCGCGACCTTCGGATGCTTGAGCAGTTTGTTGGCCCACTGCCCAGGGTATTTGTTCGAGTAGCCGGCGTCGCGCACAGCTTGCGCGCCGTTGCCGTGCGTTGCGATTGCGATGCAGAACAGGCGCAGCTTTGTGGGCGTGTTCTTTGCGCGGTTGCGGCGCAGAACGTCGAGCCCTTTTGCGCGTGCGGCCGCCATGTGGGCGGCTTGATCGAAAACGACGGGCAAGTTATCCATAGGAAAAAGAGACGCCGCCGCTAAACGGCGTCTCTCGCTTCATGCTCGTGCTGTCCGTGGCCTTAGCTGGTCGCAGTCGTCGTGCCTTTCTTCACGGCATTGATTGCCGCGACGATCGTGTTGACGATGCTCGTGATTGCCGGCGAGACTTCCGCCCAGGTGGCGACGGCGGCCTGCTCGGTCGCGTAGACGGTCTGCAAGGTGGCCTGCACCAGCGCCAGCTTTGCAGCACCCGTGCCCGGACCGAGCGCGGCCTCGGCGCCCTGCACGGCCTGAATCGCGACCGGGAACAGGGAAGCGACGGCCGATGCGATCGCCGCGAGCTTGGACAGTGAACCAAAGATATTCATTTGTATACTTCTCCAGAAGTTAAGGGGTTTGAACACACTCGACGGTAAAAACGGCGCCGTCGATCGCTCTTTCAGTACTTCCCGAAGCCTGGCCGGACGGGTTTGGGCTCGTCGGCCGGTCGAACACTAGGCCGATTCCCGGCTTGCAAATCAGCCCCGGAAGATCCATTTCCGGGCGCCGCAGGTGCGGGTTCGCGCACGCTGTCAGCGCTGCCGCCAGAATCAGCGGGCTTGCCGTGCTCATTGATCGCCACGAACAACGCGGTAACAATCGCGGCGAAAACGCTGTCGATTGCCGTTTGCAGCTCGGGAGAAATGTTGACGTGAACCGCTGCACCAATCGCCGCAACAATGGGAATCCACGTTGACGGCTCTTTGTACTTGCGCAGCGCCAGATTGATAAGACCGCGAAACACCGCATTCATGTTTGCTCCTTTGTGATATCGCGCAAGCACAGCTCGCGCTCCGATTCGCGCCGCTTGACGAGGCCGGGCAAGACCTTGCCGCCCGCGTGTGTCCATCGCGACAGTTCATTGCATGCGCCGACTCGATCGCCGGCAGCGAGCTTGCGCACGAGCGTCGACCCGCAGAACGCGGAGCCGCCGACGTTGAAAACGAAATCCACGTACGCCGCGCGCTCGCCCACTGTCAGCGGCACACGCACGCACGCGTCTACAGCGTCGCTGGCGTCGGCGAGGTCCGCGGCCTTGTACTCGGCGCACTGCTCGGGCGTCGCCGTGTCGCCGGGCTTGACGCCCTTCGTGTGGCCCTCGCAGATGGTGTACACGCCCGCCGTGTCTTGGTAGGCGGTCGGTACGTCGCCCTCGTAGTGCGCAGCCAGGGCGCCCGCGAGTGTGACCGCGAGCGCGAGTGCGCCTGTTACGACGCGGCCGTTCATTGGTCGCCCCAAGGGTAGCGGTCGCGGTACTTGCGGCGGCCCCACCAACGGCGCTCATCGCGGCCAAACTTGTAGAAGCGCCAGCCCATTTGCGTGAGCAGGCAGAGCAGGTAGACGAACGTCAGCCAGTTGAGCAGTTCCGGCAAGGTCATGCCGAACACGTGCGAGGCAGCGTAAACACCTACCGGCGGCGCGGCCTTCGCTGTGTCAACGACTATTTGATGCTGGTCCATGCTTCGTTTTTCCCCTGCGTAGGTTTGCTGTCGCTTTCGTGTCGCGCCACATTTGGACACTTAGCCGTCCGTTGGTAACGCGAAAATTCATCTTGTGCACAAGGCCGCAGTCGCAACACGCGAGCTTGACGTTGCGGCGCGGCTCCAATACGTACCAAGTGCCGCCTTCGACGTGCGTGTATCGCCGGCCGTTGGCGCTCCTGGGCTTCATGCAACCTTCCGCTGCGCCTGTTCGAGCGGCGGCGTCGGCTGCGGGTGCGCCGGGTGCCGATTGCCAACGTCCGGCGTGCAGAGCGTCGCGTAACCGTCCGCGTCGAACACGACGGCGAATTGCCGGCGCTGCTCTGCGATCAAGCGCACCTGAAAAAGCAAGTCCTGCAGGCCCGTTGGGCTGCGTGCGTCAATGTATACTTTGCGCTCGGCGCTCATGCGGCCGCCTTCGGCTGCGTCGGCATGCCGAACATTTGCGCGTTGACCGTGTGGCGCGAAACCTCGCCGTGCTCGCGATGCAGAACTATGCACTTCATGTTCTGGCGCGCGCGCCAACCGCCGGCCGTGGCGTAGGCGTCTTTCGCCGCCAGCGTGTTGAACGACTCGACCGTTACGCCTGGGTATTCCTTGACGGTCTGTGTGTGAATGTGCCCGAGCCACCAGTAACGATGCTCGGTGCGGCCCCAGGCTTGGGCCATGTCTGCGGCCATGACGCCCGGCAGCGATTCGGTTTTGCACTTGTCGCCGTGATGCACGCCGACGAGGTTTTTGCCAAACTCGAAGTAATGAAACGGCGAAGCCTTGCACTCGATCGTGACGCGCGGCTCGCGCTCGTAGGTGTTGCGCAGCGCTTCGGCAAGCCAGAACGCGCCGGTTTCATCGTGATTGCCGCGCGCGCAGATAACGCGCACGTTCTTGTGTTTTGTAAGCGCCGACTCGACGCACTGCCGCATGACCTTGACGGCCACGCGCACCATTTTCATGTAGCGGCCGTCTACGTCGAGCACGTTACCGCTGCGCTCCGTGATTCCCTGCATGTTGTCGTAGTGCAGGAAGTCGCCCAGGTTGACGATAACCGCCGACTCGCACAGCGGCGCGGATTGGACAAGTGCGTTTATCGCCTCGCAGTGAGTGCGTTCCGCGATACGCAAATCCCAATCCGCGCCGCATTCCTCGGCCCAGGCAAGCATGCCGATATGTGCATCGCCGATCGGATAGCACGCAATCAAGTCATTGCGCAGGCTGCCGCCGTGCCAGCGCTTGCGCTTGAGTCGCGGCAGGTCCGCAACCATGGCGGCGGTTGCCTGCTCGAATATCTCGCGCGCGCGCTCGTGGTCCTGCTGCGTCTTGACCCACTGCGCCGCAACGCTGCCGTCAGGACGGTACAGCGTCGAGACGCCGCGTACGCTCATACCATCCGGCGCGGTCTGCACCATGTCGTGTTCCGGCGCGTAGCCCTGCAGGGCAAGCACCTTGCGGTTGAAGCTGTGATTGCAGCCCCGGAACACGACGCGCCCGCCGCCGTTACCGATGGCGCGCGACTGCTGCCCGCAACGCGGACAGCTCGGCAGACCTTTGACGGCGGCGGCGGTCACGTGTTACTTCGCGCCGACAGCGACGCAACGCATATCGTTTGGACCGAAGTCGACGGCCGGGCACTGGAAACACTCGCCCGCGTTCGTCTGAATCAGCGGCACAAGCTCGAAGTGCTGCGGCGTCACTCCCTCGAACGGCGAGCCCGGATCGAAAGCGATATCGGCAGCGAGCGAGCTACACGTCTTGCCGTCCGTGTGGAACGTGATCGAGCCGACCTTGACCGGCGGACCGGAATCGCCCGAGTCGCCGAACGCTCGCGAACTGAGGTACAGGCTGCCGCTGGTCGGCGCGTCGCCGTGCCACGCGACTTGCGTTGCGAACCATACCGGCAGACCGTTGGCCGGCGCGCCCGCGTAGTACGTCACGAATGCGCCAAAGTCGCCGCCGTCATGCGTGTACGGCAGAACGTCGAAGCCGGCGCCGGACTGCGACGGGTCGAACCAGTTACCGCCGTGCGCCGCCTGGAAGGGCGCGAAATCGCCTTCGGCCGAGTGTACGGGCGTTGCGAACAGAGCGCAGGCGACGTACAGCGCCGTTGCGACGAAAAAAGCGAGGAAACCGTAGCCGCGTTTCATGGTATACAATGCTCCTTTGTGGGCGTTGTGGATAAAGCCGCGGCGCCGTGGCCTTCGCTGCGTCGTGTGGAGACGGGCACGCCGGGCGATAGCGCCGAGTGCGGCGCCGCGGACAGGACCGAAGGGAATTAGCTGGTGCGCTTCATGGTGCGAATCTCCCGACGCGCCGCCCGGATCGGAGCGGCCACTATTCGGAATGCACCTTGCCTGCGAACTGTCCCGTATTTAATGCAAAACACGGGACTGTTAAGGCATGAAAAACCCCGCAAGGTGCGGGGTTCGCCGATCTTTCCCGGCCGTCACGTCTCCGCACACGCTGCGGTACTGCCTTACGCCTTGCGGCGCGTCGCGGCTGTCGGCCGCGTCCCTCACCTGACCTCGACGAGCGAGCGGGAATCGAACCCGCCTGACCGTGCGGCGCCTGGGCGCCGAGTTACTTGCGCCGCGAGTGCCGGCGCTGTGGAAAGCATGCGGCCAGCTCACGCGCAGCCTGGGCGGCGTTGTCGCACGCGTCGGCACTGCGCAGACACGCGCAAATCACGTCCTTGGCGCTCGACTGCATGCGATCCATAAGCCGCTGCAACATCGCCGTGTGATCCGCGTCGAGCAGCACGTACAGCGCTTTGCCGCCAGAGTCGAGCACGGCCTCGCGCGCGGCTGCAGCGGTAGCGCGACGCGTGATCTGCGTTTGTGTTGGTGCCTTGTTCATGTCGTCGCCTTAGTCGGGAATTCTTTTTGCCAGCGCGCGCGAGCTTTCGTTACATCATTCTTGTCTGCCCAATGCGACCGGCCGAACGTATCCCACACGCCTATGTGCGTGAACGCGTGGCGCAAAATGCAGTCTTCGGTAAACGGATAAGCGAACGTTGCCTTCTGTCCTACCTCGACGATTCTCGGCGACTGACTCGTTAGCGGACAATTCCAATCGGGCATAGGAATCGCGCGCTTAACTCTGCGCACAAGCCGCCGCCACAACGTCGCCTCTTTGGTCTGCGGAAATTCGATAGTTACTGACCCAGGACCAAGGTTTATAACTGTCACCAAAAAGAATTGTGTACGGTCCGGTATGCCTGGAATGTTTAACACGCTCATGATTCCGCAAGACACGCGGACACGAGCGCGAAAAACTACGTCGCGGTATATGTTCCAGCCGAGCGAAAACGCGGACAGCACAGCAGACAAAATACTGACGGCCAGTGCGCTGAACGCAATTATCGTTTCGACCTTCATGTTAATTCCCCGTCACTCAAAGCCGCTAGTGTATACAAAGTCGCCGCATCGGTACTCGTAACCTATCGTCGTGTCGTCGGTCGGCGTCGCATTGATGAAAACGCAATCGCCGCTCTTGTCGATCAAGCCGAACGAACCATCGAAGCTAAACACAACGAGGTCAGACGGCAGGCCCGTCGCCGGCTGCGCTGTCGGCTTCCCGCCGAGCTGTATGTATTGATCGTAGCAGTACGTGCCGAAGTAGTCGGGGTCGTTCACTACAACCCAACAGCCGAAGTAGAACACTACGCGGTCCGGCATGTCGACGCGAATTGAATCTTGGTACACCTGGGCGCGCGCGATCGAGCAGCACGCGAGCAGCAGCACGCACAAAATCCGTTTCATGGTTTCGCCCCCTTGGCTTTCAAAACCTCGTGCAGCTTCCCCATTGCGTTGAACATCACAGCGCAAAGCGCCGTTTCCTCGTCTTCGGAAGCCGGCAGCCCGCGGTGTAGTTTCCACACGTCGAACGCATGGCGCAATAGGCTCTTTACGTAGGACTCGTGCGGGATTCCCTTTTGCCAGTTGTCGCCTGCACGGACCGAGCCATCGGCCATGCGTTGCTTGCCGTGCATGTACTGCGCGAACCGATCCAGAACCGCGGGCGAAAAATACGCCTCGTAGTCTAGTTTGCTGTCGTCGAGGTCGCGTGTTGCGCCAGTGCCAAACGTGCGCACCAGCGGACGAACAGCGCCCGGCGCGACATTGGCGGATGCGTCAGGCGCAAGCGCGCCGTCGCGACGCTGCGGCCAGTTTGGGCACGCTCCGCAGCCGGCGCCATCGGTCGCGGCGCAATTTGGACAATACCAATCTTCCTGTAAACGTGCGTTCATTCTCTGCCCTCGTGCAGTCGTTGAATTTCTCGCCACTGCCAGCGCGATTGCTCGCGGCGGCCGGCTACGTCTTTCCATGACCCATACGCCTGCGCCTGGGTCGAGCCCATGCCGACCGAGTGCCCGTGCACGCAGTACCAGCGCGAGCCGATCCGCGCTAGGTGCGGCACGTCACGACGGCCGCGCAGGCGCGAACGCATCACGCGGCGCGCTTGAACAGCGCACGCGCTCGTGCGAGCAGGCCCGGCGCCGGTCGCGTCGCAGGTGCCGGCTTCGGCAGCGGCGTTGCGTAGCGCGGGTCCGTGAGCAGCGCGTGACGAATTGCGCGGTTGAGTGCGTCTTGTTTCATAGTCCCGAGTCCCGAAACGTGTTTATTTTGTGGACGTACGGCACGTAGATGTTTTCCGGCGGCCGCTCGCTGAACACCTGGGCGCCGTCAATCGGCGCTTGCACGCCGCGATATACATACATGCGCACGTCCGCAACCATGGTGTAGCGGCCGGTGTACTCCGCGGCCGCGCCGTCGTAAAAAATTCCGATCACGACGCGCGAGCCCCGCACGAGTACACAACGTCGCCCGTATCGTCGTCTTGCTGCGCATTGATGCTCGCTTGCAAGCCTTGGCGCGCCAGCTCGATCGAGCGACGACGGATGCGCAGGCGGCCGTGATTGCTATGGATCGCGCACCAAAACGTCACCTGCTGATTGCCTAGCAGCTCGTCTCGCTGCGTAACTGCAGCGCTCAGCGTGTCAACGTCGCGCAACAGCGATGCTTGTTGCTCGCGTAGCTGGCGAATCGTGCGCCATGGGCGCAGGAAGGTTGCGGCGCGGCGCAAGTGTTTGCGGATCATGCTGGCTCCGATTGTTGGATCGTTACAAAGAATTCGGACGCGGACGCGAGCACGTGCCCGCTGTAGCCGCAGTCAATGCGCGAGTGCTTGCCCGGCGTTCCGGGTTTCCAGCACCAGCGCCACATAAGGCCGTAGACAGCCGGGCCGCCTGGGAACGTGCCGGCGCTCGTGACGGTGCGCCAGCCGTGCGAAGTCTCGACGACGTGACCCGGACGCAGGTCCGTGCACGGAATGCGGCGCGTGTTCACGGCGGCGACTGCATGCACGCGCAGACGACGAGCGTCAGCAGGCTAAGGCCGACGCCAACCCAAAAGGCTCGATCGCGTAGTAACGTCATGTAGTCGACCTTATATCTAGATATAACGCCGCGTCAAGTGCCGGCAACCCATTGCGCCGTATGGTTCCGCCAGTTGTGGCGAATCAGGCGCACCATGCGGGCGCGCTGCTCGGGCGTCGAGTCGTCCCAACACGCGCGAGCGTCACGCAGAAACGCGCCGACCTTGTACATGGTCCGCACGCGGTGCAACGCGGTTGTGCGCGTCGCCTTCACGCGTGCGCCTCGTGCGCGAACGACGACCGCAGCGGGTCATGCGGGTCCGTGCTGCCCAGGTGGATAACGGCCGCGGCCGTGTTGCTGTGCTTTGTGAGCCGGTCGCTACGCTTGCGCGCGGTCTGGTAAATCAGGTCGCGCAGGTCGCAGCCTTGAATGACAGCGGACCACGCCACGCCGTTGCAGCGGCCGGCCTTGAAGTCGTCCGCGGTCGGGCGTTCTATACCCTGCAAGCCAACCCAATTGCGAGCCCACAAAGCGGCGATGGCGCGCTCGATCAGCGCGGGCGAGTAGTCGCGTTCGCAGAAAATGTACTTGGCGCCGAACGAAACCGGCTTGCCGTTGTACATGCTGCGATTGTAGTGCGTGCTGTCCGTCATGCCGTCGAACGTCGCACCCTCGAAGCGGCTCGCGACTTCCTCGACCTGGGCCGCGTTCGGGCCATCGGTCCAGCGTACGTTTACGGATGCGCCGCCGCTGTAGACGTGCGAGCGAACGCCAAACTTCACGCCGGGAAACGCTTCCTTGAGCGCTTGGCGGATCAGCTTGGCGGTTTCTGCGCAGGTGAGGTAGTCGCGGGTCGTCATGGCGTTTCGTCCTAGTCGGTTGACTGTGACGCTAGTTTATATCTAGATATAAACGTATGTCAAGGGTTTTTGTGTAAACGATTGGCAAGTGCCTGCGTTTCAAAATCTAGCCGCATTTTGGCGATAATCCGCTGACCCTGGGTCTTGGACAGCCCGAGCCGCGCCGACGCCTGACGGATTGGCACGTCGCCGAACACTACCGCAGCGTATAAACGTTCGTTGCGGTCCTTGATCTTGGACCGATCGCCCGGAAAGTAGATATGTTCGCCGCGGAACGTGTCGCAGAGAATCTTAACGGCATCGTTTGCAGACTGTAGCGCCTGCTCGTGCGTTAGACCCATGCTCACGTTTACACCAAAAAGCACGTTAGCAAACTCCTGTAATACTTTAGACTTCATGTGCAATCCCCGTAGCTAATGTCAAAGCCGCTTCAAAATTTATACGTGCGCCGTCCCTGAACTGCTCTGCGGCAGTTTCAAAGGCGAACGCTTCATGCAGGTTCCCCGACGCGCGTAACGCTGTCACGATTTCATCGCACGCGGCGGCTTGCGTGACGTGACAGTCAGCGACGAGTTTCACAAAAGGCGCAATGCGTCTTTGCGTACTGGTTGGCAAAGCACGAGGAACAATTACAGGAATTTTCATACGTTAATTCAGAAACGTGAATGTTATTGACGTTTTTTCTAACTTTTCGACGAACAGCGTCACGCTGCCGCCCTCGATAGACTCGGCAACCTCGTTGAGCTGCGCGCGTATCTGCCTGTCGTCGTGCCACACGCCGGCATGCGTGAGCGCGTCGAGCAGAGCCTTGTTGCCGTTGTCTTGGTCCGGGTCGACGCCGCCGCGCTTGCGCTCTGGCGGGTTGAGGATCACGCGCACGGCCAGGGCGCCCGCCTGGAACGGCGCGAACGTCCGCCCGTCGAGCTGCGCGAGCGCGTTAGCCACGGCGCGCCGGTAAGCCTTGCCCTTCGGCTTGAGGTACACGTGATGCCCGGTCCGGCCGTAGTAGTCGTTAACTGATGGCGGGTAAGGTAGGGTCAGTGCGAGCATTGAATATCGCCTACATTCTTGGTCAATTAGCTGACGGGTTGTCTTCGTTTATAACCGTTGTAGCACTAGGGCTGCAGCATTTTTAGATACATAAATATATATGTGTATATCTATAATACTTCCAGAGCTTCCCGGCCTACCCTACCCTAGTCCGATTTACACACACATGCCGTTTTGTCTGCGAATTGCCTCTAGCCCTACTGCCACAAGGGTTATATTCGCGTTTCGCAATTCATTTCCTGTCGGCGCATTAGCCGCCCTCATGGTCGACCACGAGCACGAACGCGTCGCGCTTCCGCCCGCGCTTCCCGTCTGACGGCGGAAGCCGTGCCACGAGGTCACGCGCGAGCAGCGAATCAAGCACGCTCACCCATTCCCGCGGGCTCAAGTCGCGCAGCACGCGGGATACGTCGCACAGCTCTTTGATTGTCATACCGCGCTCGGCAGCGAGCGCGCCTTTGCGGGCGTTGTTCGTCAGAGCTGCAACAACGATGCCGCACCAGCGGCTAAACTTGCCGGTGCTCATGTGCTCACGTACGGCCGCGATGGTCTGCGCTGTATAGAACCGCACGTAGTCAATCGCCCATTCAGCATGCCGGGCCTGCACGCCGGGTTCTAATGGGTTATCCGATCCGGCCAGGATCAGCGCGAGCCGTAGCGCCTTCTCCCTACTCCGTCCCTGCAGCTCGGCTAGTCCCTCACGCTCTAGAGTGTTCGCGGCCGCGATTAGTTCGCGCTCGTACGCTTTGAACAGCGCGAGCGCGTCGGGTGCGATCGTGACCGGCAGCGCGTCGGGTATCAGGTCCG